CAACATGCCTGAATTTATGCGGTTTGCCGTTAGTATCGCGCAGTGTACCGCACCATTTTTGGCGTTCCTTGTCCCATGATAAGCCGCCTTCGCCGTTAGATCGTCTTTTTTTCATATAAAAAACCAGCCTTTCTTTAAAATTGTGTATAAAGTAGTAAAGGCTGGTTGCAATATGTTATAATATTAGCGTAATCAGCCTTACTTTTTGCTAGGTGGGGTTATTACACAGCCGTTGATACTGGTAATATCTGCGGCTTACGCTCGGCGCTGGTAACGCCGGGCGTTTTTTATTTATGGTTTTTTAAAATTATTTTTCATTGACTTTATTCTAAAGTCTTCAGGTGCTTGATCGGTTAATAGACAGAAATATTCTTCAAAAGACATTTTACTGTTTAAAAGTAAAGTTGCCCAATCTAAGATATACAGAGGAGGTGTATTTGCAGATTTCTTTTTAGCAAAACTAGCAAGTGTACCAGCCAGTCCGTTTGCAATTATAAAAGCAGCTTTTAGAGAAAATTTTCTATGTTCAGGGGTTGTTATGCTACAGTATTCTTCAACTATATCTGTATATAGTTCTGTTCTCGTAATATGATCTCTATCTAATTTCTCTGAAGGTTTCATAAACTCAATAATTACTAGTTCATCCGAAATTTTATTTCTTAATATTAAATCAACTCTTTTACGAAAATGTTCTTTTGCATCGGTTATTTCAGCTTCATTTGGTTTTTGATCAAAATATTGAATAATAATATTCTTAAGACTTTTTTCTATTATAAAAGTTTCATACTGGGGAGACAGTATCCAAGGATGCTGTGCAATGAAATCTCTTAAAGGATTTTCGTTTTCACCATTATTGATTTTGGCGTAGAGCGTTTTTAATACTTGTATTTTATTATATATAGTTTCTCCAATTTGTACGGCGGCTAATATTTTTTCTTCTGCTAATAATTCTAAAAATTTTCCAGCGTCGAATTGTTCTTTCTGTTCGCCAATATCAACAATTAATTGTTGGAGACGTCCATTTTCTGCTGCAACTAATAAAGATTCAGCAAATATTTCAAATTTATCTTCGTTTAATTCTTCGATTTCTGCTATACGATTTAGAGCCTTTTTTAATGATACTCGTTCTGTTGGTTGTAATTGATCTAATCTTTCTCCAAATTTATTAATTTTGTTTTCAATAATTTCTTGCTTAGCTTTAGTTCTTCTTTTTTTCCAAAGGTCTGTTAATTCACGTATTTTAGCTTGTCCCCATAGCATAAAGCTATTTACTTCCTGACGAGACCAGTTGATTCTTTGCCGTTCAGGACCAATCATATCCTTAGGGAACGAATCGACAAAGTCAGCACGTATTTGCCCGACTAAATAAGCTAAAGCATGTTGAGCACTGATATTACCAGTTAAATTAAAGAAAAAAGGGTTTTGTGCTATCTTATTAGAAGCAAAAATGGAAATGCCGTTTAATTCTTTTTTTGCAGGAGTTGTAGTAAAAGCTATCCTCCACTTAAATGGATGACCATCTAATTCTTCTACAGCATAGCTATCTTCTATCTTTATGTTTAATCCTTCTTTTTCTTCTGCAGTATAATCTGAAGGAAAATCATATCTTATTAAATTAAATGTATCATCTTCTGGTAAAGGCTTACTATTTATAGTAATTTGGAAATTATCATTTTGATTGTGAAGAATAAATCTACGGGACATACTTTGAGGGAAATCTGTGCGTATATTTTGCGAAAGCGTCAATTTTTTTAGCTTAATTGTAGTTCCATGTGAGGAACATTTTTGGGGATTAGATGATTCGTAAATTTCTACAGGCCATTCTTTTTCAGTAAAATCAAAACCAGTCCCATCTTCATCATGAGCTTGAAACTCTTCTAAATCCATTTTAAATATAAAATGTTCTCCAGTAACGGCGCTAATAGACTCGATTTCGATAAGCGAAGCTATGCCGAATCCTGCAAATTTCCCCAAACCTTTACGTCCCATTATTTTCCGGCCCTTGGGTGTAGTTGCATTTACTTGATTTCCGCGTCGGTTATAACCAACATTAAGATATTTATCTTGAAAATCTTCGAAACTCATCCCTAATCCGTCATCTTTTATAATAATTTCCGCACTGGGTTCTGTAATATTTTCTGTGGGGTATGTGATTTCGACATTTTCTGCGTCTGCATCCCATGCGTTAGAAATAAGTTCTGCAATTGCTGCAACAGGATGTTGATACATATCTGTACCTAATTGATCAATGATTTTAGAATTAAATTTTAGTTTAACGGTTTTTTGATTATTGTTCATCAGAAACAACTCCTTGTATATTTTTTAAAAGAGTTTTTGCATGATATTTAATAAATTTGGGTGGCAGTGCATTTCCAATCATTAAAGCTACTTTAGATTTTCCGTTTTTTAAAGAGAATTTATAATCTGGTGGGAATGTTTGTAATAAAGCGGCTTCTCTTAGTGTTATTTCTCTATTTTCTTCTGGATGCAAGAAACGACCTTTGGAAGGATTGTTGCATCCACCAGTGATTGTAGGGGAAACGTCATCCCATTTCATTCTTCCGTACACGTCTTTAAAACCATCATTGTTTTTATGGCAAGGTAATTGATATTCTTCGCCAAGGTTTCTTCTACTACCACCGTCTTTAGGTATAAGTTTTATAATTTCCATGACTTTGTCTGTAAATTTAATTCTTATATCATGTAATTCATCTCCACTTGTACCAGATGGAGGAAGGCTCCCTATTGTCGAACGTACGGTTTCTTTTGGCATAGTAGCTGTTTCAAATGAAACTCTTGATAATCTGCTTGCCAATAATATCAATCTTTTTCTTCTTTGAGGAACACCATATTTGGATACATCTAAAATACTTTTATCAAAAAAATAATGATTGTTTTCCAATATTTTGCAGAATTCTTCTAGTCTATGATCGTGTTCTAGTCCGGGAACATTTTCCAGCATTATAGTTTTAGGTTGCAATGCTATAATGAGTTTAGAGAAATGTTTTATTAAGTCATTTCGTGGATCATCAACGGGCTGTCGACGATTTTTTGTGCGCATATAAGAGAAGCCTTGACAAGGAGGACAACCAGCAAGGAGGTCCAATTCTCCTGGCTGTAAATTTAATGTAGTCATAATTTCGTCAGAAGATAAGTTCTTTATGTCTACATTCCACAAATTTACTTCGGGATGATTTAAATGATAGGTTTCAGCTGCAGTCGAATCAAGTTCTACAGCTCCAATAACATTAAACCCTGCTAATTTCAGTCCAGTAGTTAGTCCTCCTGGACCACTGAATAGGTCAATGGCGGTAGGCTTTTGCTGATTGTACTTTGTTTCCATTGCTCACACACCTTTAAATAAAATATTAATTATTATTCCAAAAATCAACATATATTACCCGACCTTGTTTGCGAACGGGTCTTCGCCGTTTTCCGTTGTTTCATCTTTCTTGTTTACTTGAATAAAATAGTCAATGTTGTTTTCTATCGCCCCTTGCTGCTCGGCAGTGAGTTGGCGATATTTTTTTATTATATTACACTCTTTTTCTGAAAATGTAGTATCTGTATTGATTTCTCTTTTTCCGTAAATCAAGTAATCAATATTGGCATCTAAGGCATCGGCTATGGCTATAAGTGTACCGATTTTTGGATCGGTCGTTATACCAGCAAAAATTTTTGAGATAGTACCGACAGGAACATTGGATTTTTTACTAATATCCTCTATTCTCATTTTCTTTAATACTTTTGCTTCTTGTAAACGTGATAATAAAACATCAAATGAAAAAACCATATCTAAGCCTCCTTTGTTTGCATTATACCATTGAGTCGAAAGGAAATCAACAAAATAATTCCGTTGATGGAAAATAATTCCCGAAAACATATTGACTAATTCCGTAAACGGAATTATAATGAGGCTATAAAATTCCATTAACGGAAAAGAGGTGCGGAGATGAATAATTTGTTTATTGCTTTGATGAAAAAAGGGATAAAACCAGAACAAGCAGCAAAAGTTATATCTCAACTTTTGGGATGTTCTGAAAGAACAGCTAGAAATAAGCTGAAAGAAGTAACTGATTTTAGTGTAACAGAAGCAATTAAAATCAATGAAAAAATTTTCGATAATAAGTATGAAATAGGTTTTTTATTTAGGAAAGATGAAAGTGAAAAAGCAGCAAAGGGGGCATAGGTATGGAACTACTTATCAAAAACGACGAAAAAAACCATCACAAGATAATAATTTATTGTGATGGTTGGAGTGTTGGATATATTAAAACAATTAACAATTGTAGCCGGCATGAATGGTTAGATTTTGATGATCCTACATTATCTGTATTTTTATTGAGCTGTGTTTTTTCGTTTATCGCTGTTATTATATCCTTTTTTTGAGACTAGTATTTCTTCATATCCTTTAAGATTGTAAAAAAATTCATGAGCTTTATATATCTTGCGGTTGGTATCTGAAAACAAACTTCTGTGGAACCATGATGTATCGGTAACTTTCATAGATACAACTATACCGTCATCGATAGCAACATATTTGTTGGCAAATATAAGAACGTCAATAGATGTATACGATCCCGCATTTAATTCTCCAAATTTTCTTGCTGGAAGTTTTATGAAAAAATTCTCTAAATTTTCCAAACCAAAAGCTGTTATAAAAAGTGGGTTGTTTTGTACTTCTGGCAAGGTGCTACGCTGAGTTGCTATAAAGTGATTTTCATTTGTTTTGGGATTAAATGCCCTAAGATCAAAGAAGGCCATGTTTACATTGCTTGGATTTACTATATTTACAGAAGTATAGAAAGCAACTTTTGCAGAAGTCGGATATGGTTCTCCTTTAAAAAAGATATCTGTTTTAGGGTTTAAAACATAACAATTTTCTTGCCATGTTACAGTTAATCTTTTCCGTTGGCGGTATAAAGTTAAAAAAGAAATCAGCAAAGAAAATATGGAAATGTAAATGGCATAAGATTCCAATAAAATCACGCCTTTCAAAAATGTTTTCTTAAATATTATATCATTATAAAGCTAAAACGAAATAAAGCAAATGAAAAATCAGCAAAGGTGGCATAGACGTGCAGGAAAATGAAAAGTTTGAAAAAGAAGATGCCAAACTTGCAGAGGAAATGCAAGCTTGGCTGCCGGAGGAAAAATATATTCTTTTGGAACGTCGTATTTTGATTACATTTTTGCGAGTAAATGCCAGGATAAATGCGGTTGAGAAACCTTCGATATGGATCAGAGGTTTAGAGTGTTTGGGAATTGCTTTATCTGCTGGCGTTATAGGTGCGGCTGTTGTAGTTGCTATAACAAAAATTTAACAATAACAGCTGACAGAACAGATGCTATAACAGCCGTAATAAAACTATCTCTAAGATATTTACGATGTTCTTTCTGTTTGTTTTTTTCTAAAATTTGAAGATTGTATTTGTAATCGTTTAACGTCAATGAGCCTAGACTGGTAAGTTTTAATTTGTAATCATTTTTTTTATTATTGGACGATAAATTTTCGTGTATGGTATCTAAATATCTTGTTTTGTCTGTTGTCAAATTATAAATGCTAGGAGTAGGTAAAGTTAACCGCATTATACAAATTTCTATGTCGGATGCAGAGCTAAAATGGTTTATGATTTCAGATTTTCGGATAATGCCTTTTTGACTAACGAATTCTAATATTTGATATTCAAATGATGTTAATTGCATGGTTGAAACACCTCGTTTAAATTGTAACACATTATTTTAATAATTATAAGAAGATAGGAGCTGACTGCTGATATGAAAAAAGTTCAGGATACGCATTTAAACATTGGCGGGCTGAATTGGCCTGTACTTATCAATGCAGAGCAGGTTTGCCGGGTGATGGTCGATTTGAGAAATAACATAGAATTAGGGCTGAGATGCGTACTTGATTGCATCAAAGCGATCAATCGCAGAATAAAAGTGCGGAAGCGTGTCAGCTGCTGTTTTAGGATCACAGAAAGGTCTGAACGTAAAAATGCAAAATGCTGGAATAAAAGGAATTCCGGCTGGTGCTGAAAGGTGGTGCAGTAAATGCAGCGTATGAGTTTGAGCAAGTTTTGTAAAATCTATGGCGCAAGTTATTATGATATGTTGAATTATTGCCAGCGTGGCTTGTTGCCGCATAGTGGAGGCGGTAAACGCGGCTGCCCGATCAGAGTTTGGGATGAAGATGTTATTGCTTTCTTGCGCGATCAGGATCAGCGACAGGCTGAGCTTAAGGCTGCCAGTATGAAAAACATGCAGCAGGCTGCGAATATAATCAGTTTTCGCAAAAATAAACCTAGTGATGAAAACCGATTTAAAAGCGATATTCTTGATCTTAAAAGTGAAACTAAAAAGCTTTTGGCAAAGCGTAGAGCTGCTGCACAATAGGGAGGGATGTAAATGAATAATGAAAAAGAAAAGAACGTATAGTGTTGACGCACTATACGTTCAAGGGTAGATGTAACTGGGCAGTACACATCTACCCATTATTTTATCATAGTGGGGTGATATTGTGAAATACTTTTTAACTGTTTTAGGGCTGGCCTGCTGCTTGTGGTATTTGTTTTTTATGGATGAACCTAAGCAAACTGTTACTGTAACTGTAACGGTGCAGGCAGGTGATACTTTGGAAGAAATAATTTACGATTTAAAAGAAACGTATGACGATCAGCGCGATTGGCGTGAAATTTGCGCTCAGGCTGAAAGGGATAATGCTTTTGGCCGCTATATTCTGCCGGGGGAACATATTATTTTTAATATGGAGGTTGCGGGAAAATGAAACCTGAATGCAATAACTGCCGCTGGAAATTTAAGCGATATATGGACTATTATCCGTGTTGTGATTGCATAGGGCTTCATAAGTCGGCAAGCTATAATTTCTTTTGTTTTCCTGATCAGCTTAATATGTTCGGAGTTGCCGAGCTTTGCCATTGTCGGAGCTGTGGGCGGCGTGTGCATATGGAATTTGGCGATCGTGGCTATAAGTATATTCGCTGCAAATGTGGAAACACCATGCAGGCAAAAGTAACTGTAGAAGAAATGATTCGCCGCTGGAATAATCGTACGCCTGCCCGGACTAAGATGTGGAGGACGAATAAATATGAAAGATAAGCGCTTCTGCTGTCGTTGTGAAGAAGTGTTGGTGAATGGTTTTTATTTTCATAACAGTGAAGTTGGTATTTGTAATAGATGCGTAACGGATTTAGCTATTCAGATGATTAAAAATGAAGATAAGGAAGTCATAAACACTTTGAATAACCATATTGGGAGTAAAAAGGAAGGGTGAATATTATGAATATGAGTTTATTTGAGCTTATTCAATATACCTTTCTAACGATAATATTTTTTATTGCATCTATGGCTGCAGTTAATGTTTTGCTTACCGCTATGGGAATTTATCTTTTTTGGAGGAAATAAATTATGGAGTATGTCAATAAACAGACTGGTGAAGTATATCAGGCTGAGGAAGTTGATTTAAAGAATTTGTGTGATGGTGATTTGAATTTTTTGTTCACCGGCGAATTTAGAAAGCTTATTAATGAATTAGATATTGGTGATAAAGGCAACATAACTATTAATATCAAGGCAAGCAAAAACTTGGATGCTACTGGTGATGAAGCAATATTTGTTGAAGCGCAGCTTGGCACTAAATATCCTAAAGCTGTTATTTCAGATAATAATGCAAAAAAAGTTGCTGAAAATGGTCGGGTTGTTCAAAAGGTAGAATCTGGTATGTTTGATGAAGCGGCTGAAGGGATGTCATAAATATGGAATTATATAAAGCACTGGAAACAATCAAAAATGAATGTGTGAAACACACCGAATGTGTGGATTGTCCTTTGGGATTGGGTCATAGCTGTTGTGGCATTAATACAAATGGATTTCCGGAAAAATGGAATTTACAAAAGCCTGTTAATAAGTTATTTGTGGTAGAAACAATACATGCGGAAGAACGGTGATAGATATGGAAAATAATATTTTGAATAAAGAAAAGGTTGCTGAGCTGATAGAACTTTTGACATGCAAACGATACTACTCTAAATGCTTGAAAGATGTGACTGAACTTAAAGAAAGAATGCAGTATGGGGTTACTTCTATTGAAATGCGATTTCACTATTTTAATAAAGAAAGTGGTAGGGCTGTTAATGATGGTATTAATTTTTGTAGCGATCTTAGTGAAAATAAACAGGAAGTTGCAAACATGCTTTCTCAACATATCCTTTCTGATATGGAAGCTGATTTGGAACTTCAAATTAAACGGTTAGAATCCTGTTTGTGGGATAAATTTAGATATACAGAGGATGCGGTGCCGGAGAAAAGTGTTAAATAGAATATAGCTAAATAAAAAATATAAGGTGATGCTATGGCTGTTGAAATTTATGTTAGTTCTGAGGAACTCAAAAAAACTTTGGAATATGTTGCGCTGATTGGTGGCAATATGGCTTCCGGCAAAAAGCAGGATGATGATCTAAAACAAATGGCCGGCGCTTTGCGTATTGTAGCAGTAAGCCCGCATGAAGATAATAATTATATGCTTATGTTTTGCCGGGCAGGAGCTGCAGAGCAGCTGACGTACAGGATGGAAGGAATAAGCAACGGCTGCGGTCAATCAGCAGATATTTGTGTTGAATGTAAACGTTTTTTGGCTTTGGCAAAAACTTTTACAGGTGATGTAAGGCTTATTTTTGCTGAAAAAGAGCTGCAGATAGTTGTAGAGAGCAGTCAATATAATTTAACGATACTATCAGCCCGCCTGCCTGATTTGAAGATACCTGAAGGCGGCGTGTGCCTTTCTACAGGATTTTTACAGGAAGCAATGAAGCATTGTAGTGCTGCTATTGCAAAAGACGCTGTTGGTGCAAGGGGCGGGATAGAAATAAATATTGCGGACGATGGCAGTGCCGTCTGCTGGAGTGCGCAAAATTCCTGTGTTGCAAAGTATGTAGTGCCGCCTGCATGTTGCAATCAGGCTGTTAAATTGATCTTGCTGCCCTTGAATATCCAGCACATTGCGGAACTGGCTGAATTGGGTGAAGTTCGATTGGTCAGCAGTGCGCAGGGTATTTTTGTTACTGCGCCGCGCTTTGATTATATGTGCCAGTCCGTAAGCGGCAGCTTTCCTGACTGTAAAAAGGTGGCTGCGGGCAACAGCGAAACTAAGTGTATAACTATTAATAAAAGCAAGTTGCTGGCAGCTATTTCAAGAGCTTCAGTTATTGTTGGCGATGAAATAGGCAGTAAGATAAAAATTTGCAGTGACGCAGAGCGGCTATATATTGAAGCTGTCAGCATCGCTGGGACTGGTATTGAAAGTATTGATTTAGATGCCGCTATCGGCCAGGACGAAGATACAAATTATTTTTCGGCTGGCAGGCTGTACAGGCTGATATATAACTGCCGCGGTGATAGCGTTACTATTGGCAGTAATGGCAAGTATAAGCCGATTTTTGTGCGTGCTACAGGTAGCGATAGTTTTTATATAGTTGCATCCATGAAAGGTTAAAGGCTATGAGTGGATGGATAAAATTGCATCGTAAATTGCTGAAAAGCCGTGCGTGGTGTGGTGCGGATGCAGAAGGCAAGGTAATACTGATTACATTGCTGTTAACTGCCTGCCATAGTGTCACGCACTGGCAGATAACAACAGATAAAAACGCTGTGCTGAATCCGGGTGAATTGTTTATCAGCTACCGCCGCTTTGCTAAAAGCTGTGGCGTATCTTTAAAAAAGCTTACAAGTGAATTTAACCGTCTTGCCGTAGTCGGTTTTTTAGAATGCAGAAGTAAGCGTGAAGGTACGATCGTGCGTATCAAAAACTGGGAATGCTATCAGCTGGCGGATACAACTTTGGATACACTTTTGGGAACAGATTTGGAGACACTTGCGAATGCCGATACTGCAAGGGCTTCCAGTGAAAATATTGCCGCTGCGGAAACACCAAAGGGAACAGCTTTGGGCATATCTTTGGCGACACATAACAAGAATTATATATTATTAAAAAATAAATTAAACAACACTGACACGAACAAGAAGCTGCGCAGTGTTGCATCGGAACCTGAATTTGTGTCAGCTTTGCAGGAATACAATGCTGCTTTTACAAGTGCAAAACACAGGCTTGATGGCGATGAAATACAAATGCTGCAAGCTTTTGCTGTTAGTGCTAAAGCCGTATGGGTATTGCAGGCTGTAAGAGAGCTAAAAGCAGCTAACAGGGGTAAAGTGATTCGTAATCCGAAGAATTATCTTTTTGGCATACTTGGTAACTGGCTTACAGATGGTTTGCCAAATGACAATAAAGCTGCACAGCAGTCGCTGGATGATTTTTACAGACAGGAGGGCATAACGTGAATGTTATAACAAAGCAAAATGTTTTAAAAGCGTTTTACCAGTTTGATAAGAAAAAGATGCCGATCATGGAAATAAACGGTAAACTTTCTGCCAGCATGGATATTGCCATGCGCAAAAGGCTGTGTGATGAATGGCTGGTTGCGTTCCGTACTGTTGATGCCGTTGTATTCGATAAAGCAGCTGAGCTTGCCCTTGCTTCCTGTAAAAAATATCCTGATGAACTTGAAATGTGGGATTTCATCAGTCAGGCTGCAGAACTGGGCAATAATGAACCGGCAGAGGAAGAAGCTTTACTTCCAACACCGCCCGCTCCAAAAAAAGTACCGGAATATGTTCAAAAACCTCAACGGATTGCAAAAATAATAGAGTTGGCAAAAGCAGGCAGGTTTGTGGAAGCGGCGCAGTATTTCAAAGCTTCTGTCGAAGAAGATGAAATAATCTGCTACGCTAAAGAACATTGGCCAGAAGCAGAAGCTGAATGGATCAAGAAAAATAAAGACGAACTTAAAGAACTGGTTGAGCAGGAACATATCTGCGGCAAATGTATGTGCTTGAAAAGGTGCAGGACTAACGGCTACAAGCGTGTTGGCTCAATAGATAAATATACAGGCTTTTTGATTGTAAAGATGGAAATTTGCTCGATGAAAAGGATGGAAAAAAATGCAGGCATACAAAATTAATGGGTCGCTGGTAAAAGTGGAACGGTGCGCAGCTGATATGTACATAGTCAGAAATATTCCGGGAGTTTTTGATAATCAGGTTGCTATTGGCGCGATCGTCCATAAAGAGTTAGCGCAAAAGTTTTTAGACAGCTACGCCGTGAAAAGCAGTGATAAAACATTGGACATCTTGGATGTTGACTTTGAAGAAAAACTTCCTGAAGGAATACGGTATTGCCGTGGTTGCGTATACTGGAACGGAAAAGGATGTGAAGCAGGTGATAAAGGCGCGTGATGAAGAAAAAAGGATGGCTGTACAGAAACTGGAAGAATATGCTTTGAACCGTGAAGCGCTTAAAGGCCTGCGCAGTAATCTGAAAAGATTGGCAGACGCCGGTAAACCTGCTGCTGCTTCTGTTGCATCCTATGATGCGGCAGCTACCAGCACAACACCTTATCATCCTGGCATGATGAATATTGCTGAAGAATGTCAAAGGATACTTTTGAAAATAGCAGACAGGCAGGCTGAAATATTAATTATTGAAGACGCGCTGCAAATAATCAATAAAGGAATAAACTGTGAGCATTACAGCGATATTTTGATAATGCGCCATGTAGACGGCTATAGTATGGAGCGCATCACGGAGAAGCTGGGATACAGTTCAAGGCAGGCTATTTATAACCAGTACAATAAAGCTTTAGCTAAATTTGCTAAAGCTTTGGGATTGTAAATGCGCTGGAATGGACAAAATGAGGACAGATTTTTGCTTTTACCTGTGGTAATATGGTAGTGATAAGAAATGTAAAAACGTATTCGGCACTTGCAATGTTATATTGCAGGTGCTTTTTTATGCGTGAAATGAGGTGACAGCTTGCCAAACAGAATAAAGCGTGAATGCCGTAAGCTTGGCTGTCTTAGCCTGACGGATAATGCAAACGGTTATTGTGATAAGCACCAGCAGGAAAAATTCATGCGCTATGACCGTTATCGTAAAAGTGCTGCTCAGCGTGGCTATAATGCGCGTTGGCAAAGATACAGAAAAATATTTTTGCAGAAACATCCGATTTGTGCAAATTGCCGCAATGCGCCTGCGAGTGTAGTGGATCATATCAAGCCGCATAAAGGCGATTATGATTTATTTTGGGATGAAGCTAATCATCAGGCGTTGTGTAAACGCTGCCATGATATTAAAACTGCTACTGAGGACGGCGGCTTTGGTAATGATATTTTGAAAAAATAAAAAAATATTTTTTCTTAAAATTTTTACTCAGGGTAATCCCTTACGAGGGGTAGGGGGGTGCAATTTCCTGCAGCTTTTCACATCATACCGCACCGTACTCGAACTTTTGAAAAGTTCCCCTATCATATATTTTTTTGCAAATATTGATTGAAGGAGGTGATATTTATGCCGACACCGGCTCAAAGTGCTAAGGTTATGCTTTTTAACCGTGGCAATAAAACTGGTAAACATTATACAAAAACAGAAATTGAGAAACGGCAAAACGCAGAAGAAAAAATCAAGCGTGCTGAAGTAGTATTGAAAACACCTGCGTTTTTAAAAGAAAAGTCGTGTGCTGCGGCTTTGAAAATTTGGAAGGAAATTATCAAGGAAGGGAAAGAGATAGAGCTGTTTGACAATGTTGATGCACGCATATTGGCAAACTTCTGCCGCTATCAGGCTTTGTTTGAAGATGAAGCTGTGAAGATATTCCCTGATAAAAAGAAATTAGATATGTATGGTAAGCAGGCTTTAAGCTATGCTGAAAAGCTTGGACTTACGCCAACTGCCCGCGCCCGCCTTGTTGTCAAACGTGCTAATGCTTTAAATGACGATGATGAACAGGATTCAATGATGGCATGACCTGTTATGATGATTTATTTGTGACTGAGCGCTATGCGCGCGAGGTCGTTGACGGACTGCGCCTTGTGTGTAAGCGGGAACGGCAGGCTTGTCAGCGGCATCTTGATGATCTGGAAAGGCAGGGTACAGATAGCTTTCCTTATGTTTTTGATGAAAGCAGGGCAAACAGGATTTTTGACTGGTTTGAAAAATACTGCGTGCACGTGCGTGGCGTATATTCCGGGCAGCATATCCAGCTGCTGCCTTTTCAGTATTTCGACTTGGGCTGTGTTTTTGGCTGGGTACATAGAGAAACAGGCGCACGGCGGTTTACCAAAGCTTTTAATTTCCGCGCTCGTGGCAATGTCAAAAGCACTGAAATGTCAGGCGTTGCTTTATACGGCATGTGTGCTGACGCTATCTATCCACCGGGTAAGCCTGAGCTGCGGCGCTTTGAAATGGCACCGGAGGTTGAATGCGCGGCCGTGGACAGGGAACAGGCAAGACGTGTTTGGGGTGATGCCTGTTCTATGGGTGAAGCTTCTGTAGAAATCAGCCAGAAGCTTATTATCAAGCGTACGCGGGTAGAGCATAAAACGCGTAAAGGCTGGATGCGGGCTTTGAGCAAACAGACGAAAAACAAGGATTCCGGTGCGCCGTGTATGGTTATAATTGACGAATATCATGCGCATCCGTCCTCCGAGATCGTTGACGTGCTGAAATCCGGCTTCGGCAAACGGCTGCAGTCTTTGCTGTTTATCATTTCTACGGCTGGTAAAGATGCAGAAAACAATCCCTGTAAGGCAGAATATGACCTGTGTTGCAAAATCTTAGATGGCGACACTGATGAGCCTATTGATGATTATTTCTGCATGATACGCGAACTGGAGGATGGCGACGATCCTTATGATGTCAACGCTTTAGTCAAAGCGAATCCTGTGCTGCAGCATGAAACTGAATACAGCAAGCATTTGCTGAAGGAAATCGTAAGCGAGGGACGTGAAGCATTTGTAAGTAACGACCCGAAAAAGCTGCGCGAATATCTGACTAAACGCTGTAATTTGTGGCAGGACAGCAGTGAATTGAAATATATGGATGGCCTGATGCCTAAGTGGAAAACACTGAAGGTGACCCGTGATGAACTATATAAAATTATCAGCGGCAAGCGCTGCATAGTTGGTTATGACCTTTCAAAGCGCATTGATCTGACAGCTGCGACTTTTATTATTCCGCTTGATGAAAAGCGTGTAGCAGTAGTTTCGCATGGCTTTATACCTGAAGAAGCGGTAAAACGACATGAACAGACTGACCGCATAGCCTACAGGGAATATGCCCAGCGTGGCTACTGCACCATAACAGAGGGCGCAGCTGTTGATTATGATGTGATGAAGGTATGGGTAAAGTGCTTTGCTAATGAGCTGGATTTAGATGTTGTGGAACATTGTTTTGATGGCTGGAACGCTTCTTACTTCATGCAGAAGCTGGAAGAAGAAGGGGAAACAGTTATTGAAGTGCGGCAGGGTATTCCGACTTTGAGCGAACCTACCAAAGAATTCAGGCTGAAAGTAGTGGAGAGCAATATTATCCATGAAGGCAATGAGCTGTTTGACTGGTGTTTGCGTAATGCGTATGCCTACACTGACAGCAATGAAAATATCAAATTGAGTAAGAAAAATAAAGATGACACGCAGCGTATTGACTTGGTTGCTGCCGGCATAAATGCTATGGCACGTTTGCCTGCATTTTATGAAGAATACGGCGGCACTGGCGGGAGTTCCGGCGTTCGTTTTTTGTGAGGTGATGTAATGGATAAGGAAGATAAGGCTATTGTCATACTGGTGCTTTTGGGTATGCTGCTTGTCGTGACTGGTATTGCACTGATCAGCATACCGGCCGCTTTAATTGTTGCCGGCGTGCTGTTGGTTGCTGTGGCAGCCAATATTGCCAGGCGAAAAGTAGAACAAACAAAAAAATGAACGGCTGTTTCCTTGTGGGAATGGCTGTTTTTATTTTACCTGAAGGGAGGTGAAATAAAAGATGAGTGATACGATACGCAGCCCGGCAGGCCTGCTGGTGGGTGCTTTCAAAAATCTCTTTGCGCCGGGTGCCGCAAAGAGTGCAACTGTAAGCAGCCAGTTTCGCCTTACACCGGGAATGATGCTGAACGGAGTGCAGCTTAATAATGTGACTGCCATGCAGTATAGCGCGGTATGGGCATGCATCCATGTACTGGCAGAAACATTTGCCAGCTGTAAATGCTACCTGTATCAGAAGCTGCCTGACGGCAGCAGGCGCAGGGCTGTTGAAAATCCGCTGTATGATGTGCTGACATATGTCGCCGCACCGAATATGCCGGCTTATTATCTGCGTGAAACTATGCAGTATCATGTGCTGAGCGGGGGTAATGCCTATGCTGAAAAAGTATTGGATAGCAAGGGAGAAGTTGCGCAGCTGAACATGCTGCTGCCTGTGAATGTGCTGCCGGCACAGGACTATAACACCGGCGAGATTTATTACAATGTCAATGACCGCGGCAAGCTGTATAAACTGCCGGCAGAAAAAATACTGCATATTCCGGGGCTTGGTTATAACGGTGTTATCGGTTATAGCCCGCTGGCAATGGCGCGGCGCGCTATCATCTTAGGTATGAGCAGTGAAGAACTTGGCAATAAATTTTTTGAAAATGGCGCATTGGCAACTGGTGTTTTGGAAACTGACAAGCCTTTGAAAGAAGATGCCTGGCAGCGGTTGAAAGAACAGTTTAGGGCGCGTTATGAAGGAAGAAGCAATGCTGGTTCTACGATGATATTAGAAGGCGGTATGAAATTCAACCGCATTTCTGTAAATCCTGAAGAAGCGCAGTTTTTGGAAACACGCAAATACCAGACGGAGGAAATTGCCCGCTTCTACCGTGTGCCGCTGCATCTGATTCAGAATTTGGAAAAGTCAACGTATTCCAACATAGAACAGCAGACGATCGACTTTTATCAGAATACGATGCTGCCGTGGTTCGTGCGCTGGGAACAGTTTATGAATATGCGCTGTTTAACGCGGCGGCAGCGGCAGGACGGCTATTACTGTGAGTTTGATATGCTTTCTATGCTGCGTGGTGATAATCAAAGCCGCGCTAATATGCTGCACCTGATGCGGCAGGACGGCATCATCAATGCTGATGAATGGCGTGAGCGCGAGAACATGAATCCGCTTCCTGACGGTCAAGGCAAAACAGTGTTTATTAATGGCAATATGCTTCCGGTGGAGGAAGCTGCCAAAAAGAAGGGGGCGAATAAAAAATGAGCATGGAATTAAAAGCCTGCCGTGAAGCTTTGAAAAGCGGTAATAAACCTGCTGCGGATGAACTTCTGTGTATCAAAGAATTTTCAATGGAGCAGGTAAAGGCTATCGAAGAAAAAGACGGCCGGATTATCTGTGATTTTATTTTATCTAACGGAGCGGTGGACAGAGATTTTGACACCGTAAATCCTGACGGCTGGGAACTGGAAAACTTCCGCAAAAATCCTGTTGTATTGTGGATGCACGATATGTGGAATTTGCCTGTGGCTAAATCTTTAGTGGAGAAAGTAGAAGACGGAGAACTTATTGGCCGGGCTGAGTTTACCAGTAAAGATGAAAATGATTATGGTTATATGGTTGGGCAAATGTATAAGCTGGGCTTTTTACATGCGGTTAGCTGCCGTTTTCGTGGTATCGAATGGAAATGGACAGAGGACGTGAACCGGCCTTATGGGATTGACTTCATAAAACAGGAGTTGCTTGAATACAGTTGTGTTACTATTCCGGCTAATCCTGATGCTTTGCTGAAAGCAAAAGCTGCCGGTGTTGATGTAAGCCCTGCTGTACAGATGGCTGAAAATATTTTAAGCAAGAATAGTTTTGATGCGCTGGCTAAAAGCATTGCTGAACGTGTTTATGCTGCTGTCAGTAAGAAAATGACTGTGGTTGATCTGCATGATGATCGGCTGGCACAGGAAAAAATGAAAGCAATGCAGATGCGGTTAAATTTGAACAAAAATAAAGGAGGACTAAACTAATGAACATGCAAGAGTTATTACAAAAACGTGCTAAGGCTATCAAAGCACAGGAAGAAATCATGTCTAAAGCAGCGAGTGGTTTGACTGCTGAAATGGAAAAGAATTTCAACGATCTGCAGCAGGAAATCAACGAATGTGACAGGCAGATTGAAATGCTGGAACAGGTTGATGAAAATACAAAGAAGAATTATGGCGGCAGCGTTTTTGGAAATAGTGGCCCGGCTGTGCATATTGACCCGGTCAAGGATGGGGCTAAAGATAACGGCGGCTTTAAAAGTTTGGGTGAAGTGCTGCACGCTATTAAATATGGCGATAAAAAAGGCCGCTTGGAAAATCTTAAAGCACAAAATACTGCTGATGGCGCAAGCGGTGGTTATTTGATCCCTGAACAATTTTCGGATGAGCTTTTAATGGTTGGGGAAAAACGCAGCCTGATCCGTCCGTTCGCTTTGGTAATCCCGGCAGGAGAATATCCAGACGCACCGATCAATATGCCTGCATTGGATTATACTGCTGGCAATGAAGGCGGTGTGACTGTTAAATGGATCGAAGAAGGTGAGGAGAAACCTGAAAGCAATGCAAGCTTTAGAAATGTTGAGCTGAAGCCTAAAGAAGTTGCCGGCTTTATTACTGTTACAGATACGTTACTGCGTAATGCGCCTGCTTCGTCTACTATTTTTGGGCAGCTTTTGAGTAATGCTATCGTACGTGCAGAAGACAGAGCTTTTATCAATGGTAATGGAATGGGCAAACCGCTTGGGTTTGCTACTAACGGCAATGGGGGCAAGCTGGTCGTACAAAGGGAAACTGCGGGTAAAGTTACAACTAATGATGTGGCCAATATGATGGCAGCGTTTCCGCCTGAAGATATTCCTGATTCTATTTTTCTTGCCAGCAGCACCATTTTGGCAGATTTGATTAAATTGCAGGACGCTTCCGGCAGATTTGTTTTTGTGCAGGGTGATCTGACTAAGGGTATTCCTACAACATTAATGGGGATGCCTCTTTTCCTGACTGGCATGAACGCTTCTCGTGGTAATACAGGTGACTTGCAGCTGGTCAATCTGAAAAAATATTTGATTAAAGATGGCAGCGGTATTTATATCAGCATGTCTGAACATGTCAAATTTACCAGTAATCAAACGGTTATCAAAGCCTTCCGCAATGTGGACGGCAGGCCGTGGGTAAATGCTCCGTATATGCTTGACAGCGGTGTACAGGTCAGCCCTTATGTATTGCTTGGTGGTACTACTGCGGCAACTACGCCGATCAGTGACTTGACAGCTGCAGCTACCGGCAGCAATGTAAAATTGACTTTTACTGCTGCTAAAAATGCTAATTCCGTTAATATCATGCGCAGTGATGATGGCGTAACTTATCAGCGCATTAATGTGAATGCTGTTTCGGTCGATGCGGCTGAGTACACGGACACTAATTTGGCAAACGGAACTTACGGCTATAAAGTAGTTGTAACCGGTGGCGATAATGCCGGTGTGTCTAATGTTGCAACTGCTACTGTAACCGGCACAGCTGCTGCAAACAAAACTGCTTCTGCACCTAAAGAATAATCATGCGGTTAAAAGTGATTGTTCCGCCTGCAAGTGAGCCGGTAAGCCTTCAGGAGATGTGTGCCTATTTACGGCTTGACTGTGATGAAGAACAATCTTTGATAGGGCAGCTTATAAAAGCTGCCCGTCAATATTGTGAGGATTTTCAGCACAGGGCGTATTTAAGGCAAACACTGGAATTGGTTGACAGGCCAATGAATAATATTTTAGAACTTCCGCGTAGTGAAAATCTACAGGAAGTTTTAAGTGTGAGTAATGCAACTTTGAATAATGTTGGATATACCGTTGTTCAGGATTTGTTGGCACGACTTTGTTTTACTGCTGAAAAAAATAATGTGACTGTCAGGTATGTAACTGGCGTAGAAGATGCTGCCGGTGTGGATGAACAGGTAAAGCTTGCAATCAGGATGCTTGTTGCGCACTGGTTTGAAAATCGTACTGCTGTAAGTTTTGGCAATACGATACCACGTGAAGTTCCTTTGGCGGTGAAAGCATTATTGGAACCGGGGAGGATCATAACATTATGAATCCGGGAATGTTGAAGCACAGGATCGCTTTTTTACAGAAATCCGAAACAGTGCGTGACGAATTGGGCGGTAAGATGCCAGCAATGTATTCTGAAGTTTTTAAACTGTGGGCAGCTAAAAGTGAACGTCCTGCTTCAAGGCGTGAGCTGATGGGAGAGCATGTAAATTATGTGCCTGTGTTTTTTACAGTTCGCAGGTGCAGCGGCGCGAAAATGCCTGATGTAACCATGCGCATTCGGTGTAAAAATCTGATATATGAACTGCTGAATATTTCTGATCTGGATAACGGTTATCTGGAAATTGAAACAAAGCTGGTAAAACCATTATGAGCAGAAGCATGCGCATGTCTGTTGAAGTCGAGGGACTGGACGAAGCCCTGCGGCGCTTGAAAGCGTATGATACAAAGTCAACCGAAAAAATTTCAGAAGCTATCCGGCTTGGCGGACAAAATATAGGTAAAGAAGCACGCAGTCGTGTACCGCGCAGAAGCGGCAAACTGCGTAAAAGTATACGCACAAGGTTCGACAGTACGGCTATAACATCTACTGTCCGCACTAATGTGCCATACGCGCATCTTGTAGAATTTGGTGCAGCAGCTGCTACAGTACGGCCGCGCAGCAGAGCAAGAAAAGGCGGAAAACCTAAACTGGCTTTGCGGATTGATGGCAGAGGTTTCAGGCGTTTTGTGCATAAAAGCAGTAAGCCGGGAAAAGGTGTAGTCCATATTCCGGCACGGCCTGCACGTCCCTATATGACACCTGCTTATCAGAGCGGCAAGCCGAAGATCGAAAATGATATAAAAAAAGTGTTAAGGGAGATGCCTAAATGATTAGAAATGTGCCTTTAACAGCTGTGCAGGCCGCTGTATATAAAGCGTTGAGCAGTAATATACGCGGCTATAATGCCTATGACGACAGCACGCCTTTTGAAGATGGAGAACTTGTAGACAGCAGGTATTTGGTTATTGGCGAAACTACAGGTAAGCCGTCAAGTGCTAAGCGTGATTGCCCTGTTTGGGAAGTTACGGTGAATATCAATGCTTTCAGTAATTATCATGGAAAAAAAGAACTGGATGAAATGCTTGACGATATTGTACAGGTTTTGACCGGTTCTGCTGAGCTGGAGCAGATTGAGATTGCCAGTTACTATTTTCATGGTTTGGAGATTGATATGTTGGAAGCCTTCAAGGAAGAATATGAAGATGGGACTGTCTGGCAGCATGGAGTGGTGCGCGTCATAGTAAAAGTTGAACAAAAAGAAATGTAGGAGGTAGAAAAGAATGAATGAAATTATCAAAGCGGCTAATTTCCCTATGCAGCCAAACAAAAGTCAAACGCTGGCTGGTAAAAGCCTGCTGTTGTTTTTGAACTATGGTGAAGGTGCTACTGTTGAAAATCCTAAATGGGGTTTAGTCGGCGGACAGCGTAATTCGCCGCTTTCCATGAGCGGGGACGAAATCGACGGCAGCGACAAAGCAAGCGGCGGCTGGGGTGAAAGCCTGCAAGGGACTAAAAGCTGGAGTATTGAGCAGGAAGGCGTTTATAAAGTGAATAATGAAATGCTGGATGCTTTGAGATATGCCTTCGTCAATGATATTGCAGTGCATATCATGCGCCTTGATAAATATGGTAATGCTGTAAAAGGTTTTGCGAATATCACGGAATTCAGTGACGACAATCCGCATGATGATGTTGCTACTGTTACCATGACGCTTAGCGGCATCGGAAAACCTGAATTTGTTACTAATGAGCCTGACCCGCGCAACACAGCAAATGCGATCTCTGACCTTGCTGCTACATCTGAAAGTGCAGGGACAGTGAACCTGACCTTTGCTGCACCTGCTGGTGCTGCTGCTGTTGTTTTACAGCAGAGTGAAGATGGAACTGAATTTACAGATACGGATGTAGCGATTGAAAACACTGCGACCAGCGCAGAAGTAAGCGGGGTAAAAGCCGGCAAGGCGTACTTTCGTTTAAAGGTAAATGGCGGCGACAAGAACGGTTATAGCAACATTGCTACTGTGACAGTATCTTGAATGCTGCCGAATAATAAGAAATATCAAAATAATAATTAAAGCAGGGCTTTGAAGGCCCTGCTTTTTCTATACCAAAGGAGCGATGAAAATGAGCTTGGACAGAAGTGTGACGATCAATTTAGGCGGCAAAGAAAGAAAAATCAAGTTTAATGCTTTAGGGGTAAGCCAGCTTGAAAGGATGCTGGATGACCACAATGTTTACAAAATGGTGAGCGGCGGCGTTATTGCTTTAGGTGATTTGGCAAAATGCCTGTATGTTGGCTTGGCTGCGTATGACAAAAAAGTGACTATCCAACAGGTTTATAACTGGATGGATGAGTGGCTGCTGGATAACAGCAGTGAAAGTTTGCAGACACTTGTTATCATTGCCTTGAGCAAAGCGGGTGTTTTTGGGTTTGCCAGGAAGGTGCTGGAAACTGAAAATAATACGCTGGAAATTGAAGCGCCGCCTGATGATGAAGAAGTGGGGAAGTAACAAAAAGCTTTACAGAATTGCTGGATGAACTTTTGCCGTGGTGTTATGGTGAATTGAATTTAAAGCCGTGGGAAGTAGAACGGTTGTGCCTTGCAGATATTTTTTTGATGTTGGACGGATGGCAGCGCAGATATGACCATTTAGAAGATATTGTTATCAGCTGGATCACATACCCAAATGTTTGCATAGCTCCAGGTAAAAAGAAGCGTCCGGAACTGAAAAGCTTTTTTGCACACAGGAAAAAGCGTAATTCCTCTAAGGAACAATCTGAAATAGCGCAGGATCTTTTTGAAGAATTTGGATATGAATAGGAGGTGAAATGATGGCAGAAGTAGCACGTTTACAAGTAGTTATTGGCGCACGGATAAATGAATTTAATAAAGAAATGGGTGCGCTGCAGAAAAACGTTAAACGCACCTTTGCCAGTGATAACTTAGGCATAAATAAAGGCGCGTTAGGTGTTATTGCCGGTGTAGGTGTAGCTTTGGGGGCTTTGGGGCTTGCTTCAGTAAAAGCTGCCGGGCAAATGGAGCAGACACGGATTGCTTTTACTACACTTTTGAAAGATGGTGAGAAGGCAAAAAGCTTTTTAAGTGAACTTGAAAAATTTGCGGCCAGTACGCCATTTGAATTACCGGGCGTTTTGGATGCTTCTAAAAGGCTTCTTGCTTTCGGATTCAGTGCGGAACAGGTAATTCCGATATTGACTGCTGTAGGTGACAGCGCAGCGGCATTGGGTATAGGTGAAGAAGGCATTCAGCGTTTGACTTTGGCAATAGGGCAGATGCAGGCCAAAGGCAAGGTCAGTGCAGAAGAAATGCTGCAGCTTGCTGAAGCTGGTGTTCCGGCATGGGAAATGCTGGCAAATAAGATTGGCACTGATATACCTACAGCTATGGATAAAGCGAGCAAAGGGCAAATATCTGCGGCAGAAGGCATTCAGGCTGTTATCAGTGGCATGAACAGTAAGTTTGGTGGGATGATGGAACAACAATCACAAACTGTTAATGGTATTATGAGTAATATTCAAGATAGTGTTACTCAAACCATGGTTGTTATTGGTGATGAACTGATTGAGGCATTTGATATCAAGGGCGCCTTGAAAGGCGCGCAGGACGCTATTGGTGAGTTTGCGGATAAAGTTAAAACTATAGGGCTTTCTAATGCTATCCGTGATTTGCCTGTATGGTTTACTGGTTCTATGGCTGTTATTGCCGGTGCGATAATGGGTGTGGCTATACCGGCTATAGTTGCGCTTGTTGGCACTTTATATACACTGGGTTTAGGTGCTGGCATAATTTCTGCGCCATTTATTGCTGCGGGTGCAGTTATAGGCGGGGTAGCTTATGCCATATTTGAAAATTGGGATTGGCTTGTAATTCAATGGGAATATTTTTGTGACACTATGGTTATTGCCGTTGATGGAGCAACGGCAGAAATACAGAACGCTTTTGCCGGGGCTGTAATGTTTGCAGCGAATGCTTTGGATAAATTATTTTCTATTGTCAATGTTAGCAGTGATTTGGCAGTGCAGGCAAAAGAATGGGCGGCCAATACACAAAAAGCGGCACAGGCTACTATCGAAGCTGCAAAAGCTAATCAGCAGCTGGCGGACAGTAATAAAGTTAAGCAAGAGTTTCGTGTTTCGTCAATCAATGCACCAACTGAACAAAGTTTGGGCATTAAGATTGCTTCACCTGATGCGTTAGGCTTGACGAGCGGTTCAACAACAGCGGCATGCGGCAGTAAAAAAAGTGGCAAAAATTCCGGTATCGACAAAATAAGCCGTGAAATAGACAGGATCAATGAGCAGCTTAATACTGCCAAAGAGAAAACTTTGGATATGCAGCGTGATTTTAATAACTTCACGATGGATATTAAAATTGGCGGGTTAAGTGAATTCGATCAGGTATATGCCAATATTGTAAAAGAAAGGGATCAGCGTATAGCTGCCGTTGAGGAATGGAAAAATAAATTTGCTAATGCTGCAACTGAAGCGCAGCAGTTATATGAACGTGCCATGAAAACCGGTGATGATACCGTTATCGCCAATGCGTTAGCAATGCTTGAACAAAGAAAGGCTGCACAGGTTACTGCAGAGCAGGAAGCTGCTGCATCCCAAATTCAGATCAACAAAGACATGAATGAACAGCTGATGTCACAAGCCACGTTGCTGCAGGCTTTGAAGGCCGATTTGGATGAAATGCAAAAGCAGGGCGAACTGGAACGGTATATTTCTTACTTGGATGAAGAAAAGGCTGCCTTTTTACAAAATCAGGCTGAAAAGCAGGAATTGATGCAGCAGTATTATGACTGGCGACTTGAGGCGGAACAGTCATATGCAAGTTTTGCGTTGGAAGCAGCTAACACTTTAAAGGATGGGCTGGCACAAGGATTTGCTAATGCTATTGTTGATGGGCAGAACTTTGGAAAAACTTTGCAGAATTTGGGCAAAGAAATTGTAAAAATGTTTCTTCAATGGCAGGCACAAAGAGTGGCTGCTGCTGCCCTTAGCAAAATGATGATGGGACAGGAAACTGCTGCTGTAGCAGCACAGGGGGCTGCAATGGCGACATCACTTGCGCCTGCGGCGTGGCTGAAACTGGTTGTTGAACCGGGCGCGTCTGGAATTGCTACGGGTCTTTTAACATCCGGGTTGAGTGCTGCCGCTGGTATTGGAACAGCAAGCAAAACTCTTACAAGTTTTGGCGGCGGAATTCAGGAAATGAGTAAGTTTGATTTTGGTGCAAATGGACTTGGTACAAAGAACTTTGCTGCCGGTGGCGTTGTTACTGCGCCTACTCATGCGCTAATTGGCGAAAAATCTTATCCTGAAGCGGTACTGCCTCTGCGCAGCAGCGTATTGCAAAAGATCACCAGCTTTTTGTTTGATGGCGTGGACTTTGGAGCTACTTCAGGTGATGGTGCTAATGTTGAAATAATTAATTATGGTGATATTAATACCGGTGCTGATTACGATACCTTTATGGAGGACATTCAATATTCTTTGGCTATGGGTGTGCGGGGGTGACAAAGTGACGATCATAAGACGTGAATATTTTCCTGT